TTTTCCGACCATAGAAAACGCCGGGAGTTGTACGAAGTTGGTTATTTACAAGAGGCAAAGCGTGTAGTCCCATTCCCCAATCAGGATCATCCATTTCAAGTTTTAAATTTGGACAAACATCCCCGGGGCCATACGTTCGGCGATCCCAATCTTTTAAAAATAATGGGGGTCTTGAATTGGTATTTGATAAAATATTATGCAACCTCACTCTGCGTGTAAATACATTATAAAACTCGGAATTTATTACACTTTGTGGAAGATATCTGGCTGTTCTCGATACGAAAATAATCACAATACCATTTGGCACGTTGAAACTTTCCCGACTCGCATATGAGCCATGTGCAAGTACCATTGCCGTACGTGGATTTGACGGATTTGAAAGCCGTCTCGCCGCGTTTCTTTTGGTTTCTGCCATTAATATTGATCTACATCTTTTTCTGACCAAAAGACTTGGCGTACTTGCTGCGGACCCACATGGCGTCCTGCTTGTAGATGCGGGACGCGCGGGGCAGGGTGCGCTTGGTCAGCGTGCTGATGGCGACCAGGCGGCGCATGACGGCCAGGGGCTTCTCGCCCTTGCTGATGCCCTTGCTGAGCGCCTTGTAGCGGTTGGTCTTCGCCTCGACGGGGTGGTAGCCGTACTTGGTGAGCATACCACCCTTGAGGCTACCGATCACCTTGGTGCTCTTGCCTGCCGCACCAACATCCTTGGAGGGAACGGCCGACACGCGGCTCATGCCCGCCTTGCGGACGTAGGAGTAGGACGTGCCATCCTTGCGAGAAACGCGAACAACCTTGCGAGTGACGCGGCGAACGTGGCTAGAACGCAGTGCTGACTTCATTTACTATGCATCAAGAAAAATTGGTGGCGTGACCCTTCATGAACATCTTGAGCTTCCCGTCATTTGACGTACCAAAATCAAATATATCCAGATCTCCCAACTCGAGGTCCATCGTCGGAACTTCATATATCGCTCTCAATTTCATTGTAGAATACAAAATCCCCATGGCGTATGATTTGAGATCCGTGACGGGTGAAGGTCGCGACCACCCGAGCTTCATTGCAAGGACTTCACTCTGGCCCAAAAACGGGCCCGAGGGGGTGGTCTCGGCTGCACCCCCATCTATATATGTAAAGTCTCCGATTTTTACAGTTGAAAATAGGAAAGGAATTGCGATGGTCGCGCTGACCACATCGATAACACTCAATTTTGGAGTGGAATTTACTGAAAAGTAGTCAGTCTTCATCAAGTCCACGCAGTAGGCGGATACGTGGAACTTGATGGGGTACCATGCGTAGAACTCTTCAAACGTAATGTCAGATTGACCTATGAATTTAACACACGCCTCGGAGAGAATCTTGCGAATTTTAGCCGGAGTCACGAGGCCGTAATTCTTCATGAAATTTTTCAAATTTGGTTTCATAATCTGTTTCACGGGCACGTCGAGTGAATAATCGAGAACCTTGGCAATGTCCCCTTTCGTCGCGAGAAACAGAAATCCCAGAAGGCCACCCGCTGACGCCCCCGAGATTTCCTCGAGATTGTCAAGACGACCGTCTTGTTTTAGTTTTGAAATTACTCCTAAATAAAGGAAGAAGCCCATGGCTCCTGGACCGATGGAGAGACATCGGACCATTCTACAATTTTAATTTAATAATACTGAGGGTACATGCCGCGCAGGAAGGCGAACAGCATGGCAAACACCAGCGTGTGGGCACCCACAGCCAGCGGCGAGGTCTGACCAGACACGAACAGACCGCCGTTCTTGGGGGGAATCGTCAGCAACAGACCGGGGGTCAGCAGCACGAAGAGAACCGCTGGGACGATCAGGTCGGTCATGGTCAGGCTGATCTTCAGCACAAACGTGGCGATGGCCCAGTAGACCAGAGCCAGAACCAGGGCGTGGAACACAGCCTGGATGAGGAGACCAGCGCCTGATGGCAGCGCCAGGAGCATACCCGGGCTGAGCACGGCGAACAGAATCGCGGGGACGAGAACCTTGGGACCGGTAATATCAAACATCTTACAAATTACCAATATAATTTTCTGCCCACCCGAAGAAATTTTCAGAATGGATCATGTCACAAATCACGGGGAGGTTACTTATGATGTTCCACATGATGCGGTGATGTTCGTTGGCGGCCTGAGACCGGTTCCAGCGGTCTGAATCTAAAACGAGAAGAACAAAATTAGGGAAGGTTGCTTTTAGGTTCATGTAATGAGCCTCTGTATATTCGCGGATCTTCATCCAACCATCTAGGAGTTCCTGGGAGTACATGTCCTGCCAGTCTTCTGGATGGAGTTCTAGGTCGAATTCATCCGACCCATCAGAGTCGTATGCAACGTCGTAATTGTACGCATCACGAGAGTACTCGTCATTGATACCCATCGTGTTTTGACTTGTGTTACAAACGCTCGTAGCCTCTAAGCTTCGAGGAGCGCCTTGAGGCCCGTCACCGTCACACCATCAGTTTGCTTGACGGGCGCAGCGTCCAGAATGGCCTGGAACGCCCCCTCGACCTGAGCCTCATTTCCACCAAAAAACATGCCCAAGCCCGTCTTTATGACATCCTTGGTCAGAGATCCCCTGGTTGTTTTTGTTTTGAAATTAACCTTCACCTTGTCATCGTGAACCTTTACGGTGTCAATAGAGCGCTCTTTCATTGTTTGCGTCACAAACTTGCGAAGATCCTTCTCGCGCCCATTGAGGACGCTGAGATCTTTGCGAGCCGCGGACAACTGGGCCTTGAGGCCGACCCACTCGGTCATGGCTGATTTAAAGTCCATATTTAGTAACTACGCAGTAGTTATTTGTGCGTAGCTAACGCGTAGCTGACGCGCGGGGAAGAAACTCACTGGTATTCCGGTGAAATCTCAAACTTGGGGCGCATGGTGTCGGGGGGGATCGTGCTGAGGTTGAAGATGCTGACTGGGGTACGGGGGTTGATTGGCTCCGAACGGAACTGCTGGTTGGCGTTACGCAGAACACCGCCAACCGTCTCGGGGTAACCAATCTGGCTGCGTGGGTCGAGGTAGTTCTGGCCCGACAGAATCTTGTCTGGGCTGAACTGGCCGAAATCCTCCGTCTGGATCACCTCGCGGGGGATCAGGCTGGATGACGACACGTCACCCTCGTATTCGGAGGATGGAACAGCGGCACCGGAGATGTCGCGCTGGTAAGCAGAGCCTTGGGAGGTCAGAGGGCCGTTACCAATATTCGCACCACCGAGTGGGCGGGGTGCGCTGAAGCCACTTGGCTTGGGGGCGAAGAGAAGAAGGAGAATGACTACGGCCAGAACCAGAATTGCCAGTCCCTTGCGATCCATATTATTAATAGTTACCGATAATTTTTTTGGGCTGGACTAGTCAAGGTAGTCGGCCGGATCCTCCTCCTCCTGGTCGACCGGCTCGTCTGAGAAAAGATACTCCTTGGAAAGTTCGGGCGTCTTGGGTGGCGCCCGGACTCGTACTTGAAGAATGCGCCAGATGGGGCCGAACGACTTTTTCAGAAACCAGAGACCAGCCAACTCGAGCACCACATCGCACGACGTCTCGGGCTGGATATCCTGGAGCTCGACTGGATTCTTGCGAGTGTCAAACGCAAGGGTCGCCACCTGCCCCTTCACGGTAACGAGAGATGCACCCAACACACCATCAGTCACACTCTCCTGCCACGCGCTCTGGATGGTCTCGTCGCTCAGCTCCTTGCCGAACCACTCCTGCTTGGACAGCTTCGCCTGGGTGAGGATATGTCCGTCAACCTCCGCAAAAATGTTGGAATCCGTCTTGAAATTCACAGACTTGGTGGCGAGGGAGTCCTGCAGGATAAGACCGTTGACCTGGTGACGGGCGCCGCTGATCTTCAGGAAATATCGGCCGTCTGGGAGTTTCTGTGGCGTCGCGTACTCCATTTTATACTAAGAACTAATTTCTTCTTTAAGAGTAGATGAGTGCATGCTCTTCCGACCTGATAACCAAGGGGTGTCAATGCCTGTCCAATCCGATTGACCCTGGGTCACAGGTTTGCGCTTACATAAACAGGCAGAACGGCCTGGTGTCGCCGTGCGACTCTGGATGCTGCGTCCCAAAATGCAAGATCAACAAAGATCTGCCTGGTATTCTTCAATTTCAAAATGAATTCCGAGCATCAACTGGAACGACTCTGCCCCCTCAATTCGGAGTCAATCTCGTCACGAGTGATCAGCCTACCGGAATCAAGGGGGCGGCGGATTTCACACCAGCAGATCCCCGATACCAGGCGGTATGGGAGCGAATGATTATTCCGCTTTTGATGCTGGTTATTGTGTTTTTGGCCATCGCATCCCTGGCTTAAAGATGGCCGTCGTGTATAGGGTAGAAATGGCCACCACTACCCCAGTTACACTCGAGCTGATTGCCAAGGAGTTGAAGGCGCTGCACAAGGATGTGCGCAAGATTCGTCAGCACTTTGAGGACCCAGACGGTGAGAAGCAGGCTGCACGTTCCCAGAACAACGGGTTCAACAAGCCTCTGAACGTGACCGACAAGCTGCGCACCTTCCTTGCACTGGGAGCCGACGAGAAGATTTCTCGGTCCCAGGTGACTGCCCGTATCAACACCTATGTGACCGAGAAGAACCTGAAGGCGGGTCAGAACATCACCCTGGACGCGACTCTGAAGGACCTTCTCCAGCCACCAGAGGGCACACAAGTCACCTTCCTGAACATCCAGAGGTACATCAACCCCCACTACATCAAGGAGGAGAAGGCGGTGGTGGAGAAGAAGCCCAAGGCGCCGGTCGATCCTGACGCGCCCCCCAAGGAGAAGAAGGTTCGCCCAAAGGTTGCCAAGGCACCAGTGGCTTAAAAGTGTGAGTGTAATGTAATACAAAACAAAATGGAGACGGAGTCCCCACCAGAGCTTTCACGTGAAAACCTGAACGCTCTAGTTGGAACTAAAATCAAAGACCTTGCACTGTATCGCAGGGCGTTTACGCACAAGTCGGCCCTGAAGCGTTATTCCGGTCTGACTGGTTCGTATGAAACTCTTGAATTCATGGGCGATTCGGTACTCGGATTTATAATTACAAAGCANCTCTTTGATCAGTACGAAAAGCATCAGGAGGGCTTCTTGACCAAGGCGCGGACGAAGATGGTTCGGGGCAAGACGCTATGTGAAATTTCAAAAACTCTGGGTCTCGAGAAGATGATTCTCATGGATGAAAAGGGGGACCGCAACGGCTGGAACACCAACGAGCACATCATGGAGGATGTCTTTGAGGCTCTCGTGGGTGCAATCTATCTGGATCTTGGCATGGTCCATGCGAAGCAATTCGTTCTCGCATCATTCACGAAGGTTGAGACGTCTTTGGTGGATGACAATTACAAGGATCAACTCATGCGCTGGTGTCAGGCTCTCAAGTATCCATTACCGGATTATCGGGTCGATGGCCAGACGAATGGTCAATT